ATACAAATAATATTCATACAAAAAAATTTATTTTACTTTTTTTTTAAAATTTATCCATTTCCTCCAACTCCTTAACTCTCTTTTCGGCTGATTCTAAACGAGTTGCAAGTTCTAAAATATTTTTGTTTAATTCAAGATTTCTTGCTTTGGTTGCCATTTCTGATAGATAAAGTTGCCCTATGTGCTGATGAACGGACACTAAATCTGTAAGAATCTTCTCGGCTTTTTCTTTTCTTTCTCCACTTGCTTGTTCTGCGCTATTGTGTAAAGTAGTGATGACGTTGCCTAACTTACCTACTATATGTAAGGTCTTAGCTTCTTTTTGTTCGTCAAAGGTCATCTGCGCTTTAAGGAGATATAACTGCTCAAAGGTCTGCTCGTATGCTTGTTTGTAGTTCATTAGAATGGTGTTTTAGTTGTTAGATTCTTAAAAGGAGTTTCTATACAAATTCGTTCGCCTTGATTCTCATAGTAGCAATTTGCCCAAACGTCAAAGTCAAGTTTACAATTCCCTTTTTCTCCTACTACTTTGGGTTTTACTTTACTTACAATTACTTGAGCGGTATTAGTTTGCCTATAACCTTCTGCGTGTTCTTCATAATCTCTATGAATACCGATTAAGTTCATAGCCTTAGAATAAATTGCACTACCGCCTTTAATATCAAATGGAGTCGGGGCTTTTGGAAACTTCTCGCCCTTTTCGATTATAGGGGATTTTGCGTGCCAAACCCCAAAGATGTGAATCTGCTCTTTTCGGGCTAATCTGTTTAAGGTAGGAATAGCCGCTTCGATGTAAAGGTCTTCTCTGGTATCAAATCTATGGCTTAAATCATTCCAATTATCAAAACAAGAGGCAAATATTCCATAATCTTTTATTCCTTCTTTAGTAAGTTCTACAAATTCTTCGATATTTGGCGCTTTTTCTTCTACGTCAATCACTTTAAAGTAATCTTTGATAAAAGGTATCACATTGTATAGTTCGCTTTCTGTAATCGAATAATTTTGACTTTGTCTAAAAGTCTTGCCTGTTATGCAATGGATTAATTCTGCGTAAATCTCGGCTGCCGTTCCCGTTTCGGGTGTCATTATCATTGATTTCTTTCCTTGACTTGCTAAACTTATCAAAACTTGGATGAGAAATTGACTTTTACCACTTGTTGGATAGCCGTAAATTATTGTAGTAGTCCCCTCTTTTACTGAATATAATCGGTCTAACGAAGGAAAACCAACTAAGTAACCTCTTTTTTGTCCGTGCTTCTGCAAGTGGAAGAGTTGTTCCTGCACTTGGTCTATTGTTACGATTTTAGCCATTACCAGATAATTGGTTTATCAACTTTAACTTCTTGAACTTTATTTTCTGGCTTAAACCAAACTGATTGCATTTTCTGTTTCCAATTCAAAACTTTCTTTCCTGAGGCATCGTGCCAATTTGCTTCGTTGTAATAGTTAAATGCTCGTATAGCTACTTCTTTTTTATAGCCGTTTAATATAAAATAATCTATAACTTCATTTTCATTTACAGTTTCCATAGGAATTGCATCGTTTTTCTTTGCTTTTCCTTTAGAATTCTTATGCAATTGCATTGGAATTGCATCACTTTTTAATGGAATTGCATTTTTACGCTCTTCCCATACTTTTTTAACTGCTAAGGATAAATTGTTACTTTTTGCGTTTCTTGCACCCATAACTTCCATTAGTCTAATGTTGTAAAAACCTGATTCGGTTTCTTCAAATTTGACCCTCACTACTTCGTGATTGCCTACTAAAGAATTAAATGAAATCTTATCAATTATTCCTCCGTGCTGATGTTGTGAACAAAGTAATCGTATGTAAATTCCTACTTGTTCGTTAGTCATAAACATAGTTCCTGTTAGGAAGTCTGATGTATAAAATAAAAATGCGGGGTCTTTTGCCATAATTCACGTTTTTAAATTTGCACGTTAATAAAAAAATTGGGAAAGGAAACGTGCGACCCTTTTACGCTTATGCCTAAGCAACCCGATTACAAAAATAACTAATTTAATTTATAAAACTCTAATGCTTTTTTCACATTTTTATCCTTTACGATTTTGTATTCAAAGTACCGCACTCGTTTGCCAAACTTAGATTTAGTTACCTTCTCTCTGTGAAGGATGTTAAAGTGTTCTCTTAACTCTCCTACTCTGGTTGATAGTTTGATTGTACCAGCGTGCTTAAATGCCGTGATAGGGTCTGTCCATCCCTCTAATAAAAGTAGGATGATTTGTTGCTTTTGTGATGTTGCTTTCATATTGTTTCTATTTCTTGGTTAGTTATTAATATAGAATTTTGAGTTTCACGTTTTAATTTGTAAACGTATGCAATGTTGGTATTTAAAAGTTCTGAAATTTCTTTAACTTTTTTTCCTTCTGCTAATAATTTTTTAATCTCTGTTTGTTTGATTACTTTTTTCATTTTGTTTTATTTTTTATTGTTTTTAAAATAGTGATTGTTGTAACTGAGATACATCTTTCCAAGCATCAGCATTAAATATAATGACATTTTCTGAATCTGTGGATTTTTCTCCAATATATTTAAAAGAATAACTTGGTCTATTTAGTAGTTTTCTTCCACTTGTATCTTTTGCAAAATCTGCTTTCATATTTGAAAGTGTAGGTTGCCAATTCTTTTTATCTTTTGTTAGTGATATTCCTAACGCTGGGTTAATTGTTCTAATATACATTTGACTACCAACTTTCCAATAAAGAGCAGAAAAATAATCCACAAGTGCTTTGCCTATTCCTAATCCTTGATAATCTGGCAATGTTACAATTCTACTTATTCGTCTTGTTTTTGCATCACCAACGCCAGGAAAAGGTAATATTGCCATAAATGATACTGGTTTATCATTCCATAACATAACATAGCTAAAACACGCTGGATTCAAGTCTTCGCTTAAATAATGATGTTGTTTGAATATCTTCCAAGTTTCATATCTACATCGAAATATCTCCAATTTGATTTTTGGTCTTGTGAGCCGAAGACAATCAGGTCTTTCTACCCGCCTCTTATTTGGGCTATAAATCCAATCTGGATTTAGCCATTCCATAATATCAAAATGACAACTTGCTAAAATAATTTTCTTTTTTTCTCGTCTTACAAATTTCTGCAAGGCATTACTCATTGCTTTTGCCACATCTCTATCTACAACACTTGTATATTCATCAATTAAAATAACATCGTTTTCTTTGGCTTTGGCAACACAATAGGCAAGATTAGCACGATATTGTTCTCCATTACTTAAAGTTGCGTGAGGTCTTAACCAACAAGGTACGGAACTTAGACCCATCGCACTCAATAAATGAGTTGCTTCTTCTGGTGTCATCCAATCAAAATTTGATATTAAACTTTTCTCGTTATCAAAAATAGGTTGTGCAATTTCTCCAAAAGTTTTTAATAAAGTAGATTTGCCTGTTCCGCTTCCTCCATAAATAACGCCAATGTTCCAATCAAATTCATCAACTTTAATGTTGTTATCAATGATTACATTGCTTTCTTCTTTGTTTTGAATGTCATACGCATCATACACATATTCCGTGTATTTATCGTTTAAAATTTTGTGTTTTAGTTCTATTTTCATATCGTATAAATATTTAGTTAATTGTTAACTTCATAACCTAATTCGTTTTTAATTCTTGATTGATTGGAATGCCGCTTTTCGTAGCTTTTACCCCTTAGTTCAGAGTTTTCCTCTTGCAATCTTGCTCTGGTTCTACGTATAGACTCAGCATTGGTTATCAAACCATTAGCGTAATTTTGCAAAAACTCATATTTAGTTGCAATCATTGGTGTTTCATTGAACCAAATATTGACTATTAACTTTTCATCCGAATCTCTTAAATGAGGATGCTTTTCTAATAAAAATTTAATCTTTTCTTTTAGTTTACCATTTACTTGTATCATATTGTATAAATTTTTAATTGGTTGTTGAATTTAGACCTTAGTTCGATTCTTTTTTCTGTTGAGTAAACTTCTTGCTTTGGCATTGATTTGTTGATGAGTTTGGCTACTCGGATAAATTCTCTTAGTTCGTCTTTACTCCAATTCAAACCACGATACATAGTCGGGAGGTCGTGAAGTAAGTTGTAGATTTCTTCGCCATAAATCTTTTCAATGCTTTGTCCGTATTTACTTAGATTGCCGTTCTGAAACCTATTGCAGTACTTACATTGTGCTGACAAATTCCAAAGATGGAAGGTACATTCACTTGCTGAGTTCTTGCTCTTATGCCAGAAGTGTCCTGCTTCCATATGCTGTTTAAGTACTCCGCAACTGATACAAGGCTGACCATAATCAATTGCTCGGATTAACTTGTTTATCTCGGTCTGGAGTTTGTGGCGTAGGTCGGATGTAGTTATTCTGGCTTCTTCAAGTATTGCGTTGTTTTTAGCTTGTGCTTTGGCTTTTAGTTGCATAGTTAATTCATAGGCACAGGCTATTCCGCAAACTTGCTGAAGAGGTCTTTTCGGCTCAAATGGCTTAGCGCACACTTTACACGATTTCTTTTTTTTCGGCATCGGTTATACTATTAAGGTGTTTATCAAATCGTTGTTTAGTGCTGATAGTCCTTGCATCTTTGATTTGCAATAGGTCGGCTATCTTATTCTTAGCGTGGATTATGGTTGCGTGGTCACGACTTCCAAATTTCTTAGCAATTGCAATCAAAGTCAAGAATCCCGTTTGATGTAGCAAGTAAATCATATAGTGTCTAACTGCTATTACATCTGCCTTTCGTGAACTACTTATCAAATCGTGATTAGTCATTCCAAACTCAAGGTAAGCTATGTCGAATAGCTGATTTACATAGTCGCTATCTATATTGCTTGATTTCCAGAGTTGTCGCTCGTGTTCTATATTGAGATTGTGCTTGCGTACAAGGTACTCAATGAATGAAGTTTTTGGTGAGGTCATTTTTTTTATTCGTTTATTTGTTGATTTTGGAGTGCTTTGCGAAGTGAGTTGCGTATAGCGAATTGTTATAATCAATAAAAATTACTTGCGTTCTTCCAACTCTTTTACTTTCTTGGTTAATCTGTTTATTTCTTCAATTAATTCGTTAACCTTTTTCATTAAATTAAGTTCTGGTGAAACCCCACCAACTTCATACGTTTTCATTTTATCTATTGCCATATCCGTAAATTTTACTACCCTAAAACTACCTTCCAAACATTTACCGAATTAAACCACTTGCCGTTGAACTCTCTGCTCTCAAGATTAATTGATGCGGTTATTGAATCGCCTTGCTTAAGGTTTTGGAGGGTTTTAATTAACTCTTCCTTACTTGCGCTTAGTGCTAACTTCTTAGTGTAGTTGCCTTCATTAAACTCAATTACAATAGTGAGTTTTTGCCAATCCTTGCCCGCTTTTGTGATTCCTGATTCTAAAGGTAGAATTGCTACCACTTGTCCTTTGATTTCCATTATAATATATTTTTAAGTTTATTCATTAATTCAGTTGCTATTTCTACTTTTTCGAGAATAGCGTTTATACGCTCTTGGTTGCGTTCAATTACAACAATGTGTATTTGTCTACTCTTAAGTTTAAATCGTGGGTCAAACGATAAGAAATAGCATTTATCACGCTCACACAAGTACATATTAGCTTGCATCTGGTCGTAATACTTTGGAAGTTGGTCTTGGAAGTTAGCCTTGTTGACAAACGCCTTGTAGTATAGATGAGTGTCTGAGTTTGGGCATTTGATTTCTGCTATTGCATCGGGAAGAATAAGGTCTGGAGTGCCGCCTAACTTTCCATCACTAAATAAAACCGTTCCTCCTTCGCTCGTGTAGATTACTTCATCACTTTGTGGGTCTAATCCAAGCATCTCGCATAGTATAAGTGCCGCACTTGGTTCGTTGTCTTTCCCCCATTGCATCTCACTATTGAAGAATTGTGGTTTAGGTGCTTCAAATTGTGCGGCAACCTTCTCCATAATATATGTGATTGCACCTTCGCTAAGTAGCTTTCCCGATTCTTTAGCTTTCTTAGTTGGTTCAGCCATTAGTCGGTTGACTTCGCTTGAAGTAAATAAAAATGTTCGCCAATTTAGCCAATCTGTTTCTGTTTCAAATACGTATCTTTTTATCATTGTAGTTTCTCCTTGTTGTTACCGAATTTAGATAAATTAGTGTCTGCTTGGTATGGTTGAACATCCTTGCGATTTAAGTTTGCCCCGAAGATAGAACCGAAATGGTCGGCTGCATCTTTTACGGCTAAGGTCTTAGCGATTGGAAAAGCCATTGCTAAAGCACCATTATTGATGTTCTGAAGGTCGGCAGGAGAAGTATCCTTCTTAGTCTGGAGTTGTGCTGCACCAATTCCATCTGCTTGCATCTCTTCGCCCGTTGTAGGGTTCTTTACGGTTATTCTTACCGTTACCCAAACTCCATTAAATGCCGTTCCTTGCCCTGTTATCTCAAGTTTATAAGTCTTAAAGATACGTTTAAGGAGTAGTTCTACCTTGTCAA